CAAGACATTTATTAATTATGAATGATGGATACTTCCTTTCCCAAGCCTTATCATCACTATCCATCAAGTTCTGTTTAGTAGTGTTGATTGATTTTAGATATTCTTTAAGTTCATACATTATTTAAACTTTACTTGTGACATTATTTCAGTCATACACGCAAGAAGATTTATCTCTTGGTCTGCGACAAAAGCAGACTTGTAAGAATAATCGGCAAGAATAACAACAGCATGAGGAATAGTGTTAGGAGAAAGATTATCGTATAAAGAGTCATACAGACGCCTAAAAATCCTTGAAGGGTCGTTGTCCAGATTGTTGACAATCCATCTACGAACTTTGGTAAAGTCTTTCTCTTTAAGAAATGATATAAGTTCCTTAACTGAGTCCTCAGATAAGTTGACCAGTATTCCAGCATCTATTTCTCCACTTGCACCATACCTTTGCAGTTCGTTAAGAACTCTTCTCCAATCTGGAAAGAACTTCTGTATTAAACTTGCAACTACTTTCTTGTTATATTTAATGTTCTGTTCATCAAGGATAGATTGACATCTAGTCATGAAATCCATCGCAAGTTGTGGTTTCTGGTCAGCAGGAATACGAAACTCAATTGTAGAACATCTACTATGTAATGGTTCGATGATACGATTTCGAAAGTTACAAGTAAGAATAAAACCACAGTTCTTACTAAACTCCTCAATAAATCCACGCAACGCTGGTTGAGTAGATTGTGCATTAAGATAATCTGCTTCATCTAGGATAACATATTTACGTTTTCCGTCCATAGATACAGTAGATGCAAAGTTCTTGATTTTGTTTCGTAGAACATCAATACCAGATTCCTCAGAACCATTTATCATCATATATGTGCAACCTAGTTCCTCTAACATCGCTTTTGCAACAGTTGTTTTACCACAACCAGCAGAACCAGATAATAATAGATTAGGACAATGTTCGTTATCTACGAATTGTTGAAAGGTACTCTTCAACTCACTTGGAAGTATTGCGTCTTTGATAGTTGTCGGACGATACTTCTCAACCCATAATATTTCATCCATAAAATTGTCCTCAAGCAGTTTCTAGTGCAATAAAGTATTCCACATCTTTGTTGACGTTCTTGAAATTAGATATACCTTTTGATGACACAAGAACTTCATAATCACCAGATAGTAACTTTAAGTTTTCTACCTTGAAGAAGAACTTTTGATTAGGTGTACCCCCATCTCCAACCTCAACACTAAAACTGTTTGAAGTATCATTTTTTCTGTCTGAAACTCGTAGGTTCATAATACCAGTTTCGTTTACATCCAGAACCATATCTGGAACACCAAGTACAGCAGACGCTTTTAATACTTGGTTGAATACACTTTGTTTGAGTGTAAATGTTGCGTCTGAATCAGGCATAGTGATATCAGATTTTGGTGTAGTGACTACAGTTGGGTCACTATAAAAATAATTAAGTGATTGACCACCTTGTGATATTCTTACACTACTATCACCAAAGTCTAACTCTGGGTCATCAAATAGTGACATTGCAGACAAGAATTCATTTAAGTCATATATTGCAAATTCTGTTTCAAAGGTATCTGGTAAAGTTGCTTTAGACACAATATTTTTCATCTGTGACATTGTTGCAATTTGATTACCAGAACTAACCAATAAATTAGAATTAATTGTAGAGTAGTTTTTTAATACTTCTCTAGTATCAGTACTTAGTTTCATTACGAAGCTCCTTGTTTATCGTGGTTATGAAGTGACATTATACCATAGTGTATAACTTTAAGCAAGTCTTTCCTTGCATCTTCTTTAGTACCTTTCTTCCCATATCTCTGGGCGTACTTTAGAATATTACCAATACAAAAACCAGTTCCGTGTCCACTATCCATAATGAACTCAGTTGATTGATATTTGTTTTGGGAATAATGTTGGTCGTAAGTTTTATCTATGTATTCTTTTAGTTCTTTAAGAATTCTATCTTCAGAATATTTATACGAAATAGGTGAAACAACAGTTTCATCTTTAGATTTAAAAAGTTTCAATATCGACTCCATAATATAATTAGACAACAGTAACATAAAAAAGGGGAGATGTCAAGTCTCCCCTTTTGGATAATTATTTTACAGTAATCATACGAGGTTTTTTCTCCTCTGGTATAATTCTCTCTAATGAGATTGATAACATACCATTTTCTAATACTGCATCATTTACAACAATATCATCAGCGAGTGTAAACTTTCTAGTGAAGTTTCTCTTTGATATACCTTTGTATAATGTGTACTCATCAGTTGCACCAGTGTCCTTATCCTTAATTGATTTAATTGTAAGAACTCCATCTGCAACCTCTACTGAAATATCCTTTTTATCAAAACCAGCGAGGGCCATCTCTATAACGAATTTATAGTCCTCTGTTTTTTGGATATTGTAGGGTGGGAAACCAGATGATTCTGCTTGATGTGTTGCATAATCCCACAACCTATCAAACTGTCGGTCAAAACCAACTGCATATGGTGTTACTGTGTTGAAATCAAACGCCTGAAGAGCGTTTCTAAGTGTGCTTAAATTTGTCATGTTTATCTCCTTTATTAAGCAAGATTAAATTTTACAGACCCTAAGAGGCATCTGCGAGGTGATAGTCTGGGAGCCACTCCAGATAAATTCTGCATAGTCTTACCTATGATGTCACATTTAATGTGCTATGAAGGCTTTGTACTGAACTATCACATCTATTTATAATATAGTATATTTGAACCTATTTGTCAAGTCCTATATTAAAGATGGGGGTTTCCCCCCACCATTATGCAGCTTCGGCATATTCCAAAGCTTTGTCGAGTGCTTTTAGTTTCACTCTACGATTTCTTCCATACCATGATGAAGTCAATCGTCCATCTGTTGTCCTACCTTGAACGTGGTCGTTTAGGTAAGTCACAGTATTAAATGCGTTCCAAAAAGTACCTTGGGCAAACTTTGCACCAGGCTGAGTGTCTAAGTTTTCCAAAGCAAGTTTTGCATTTAAAGAAGTAGTTGGGAATACTCCATCAACTTTTTCTTTTGCAGGCGAACCAAATACCTCGTTGAAGTATTGAACAATATTTTCTGGTGTGTATCTCTTTGAACCAAGAAATTCAGCCATGGTTTTGTACTGTTCCATTTTTTCTCTTGCGATACCCATTTGTTCTTTCACTTCTGCAACGTCAAACGCTTTTCGGTGATTTACTTTTAACATCGCATTACTATCTTGACTAAGAGATAGTGTCAATGTGTTGTTGCAAACTACACGAATTGGTGTCATACGAATATCAATCGCTTTACCAAACTCATGTGGATTAGAAAACAGAAAGTAATTATCTGTTACATCACCATCAAACAACTCAAATGAGTCATTAGTTTTTGCAAGTGCCCAAACCATTTTACCATTATTCAAACTTCCAGCAGTATGCATTTGCATATCACCAGCAGTAACATACTCTTCAAAGAAGTTAAATGCTTCTGCGTTCTGAACTGGATTCCAACCCTTTCCTACTACGTCAAGTACTTCACCATCAGATGAACGAACAAGAGCTTGTTTAGATTTAACAGTTGAACCACCAGACGTAATCATGTCTTGTTTCTCTACTGTCCAATCTACTCCTGCTTTTTGCATCATTTGTTCTGGTGTTAAGTCATCAATAACTTTAACACCAAGACCATGCCATGGTAGTTGACCAGCGTATGCCATAGTTTCTACTTGATGTGCCATATTTTTATCTCCTCTTTTATGACTGATTCTTTATTATGTATTTAATATACCATGTTCTGAGAACAAAGTCAAGTCATTTGACTTTTCTATTCTTTCTTTCGCTTTATGAAAGTATTCTTCACTTAACTCTATACCTATAAATTTTCTTTTAGTATTCTTACTTGCAACTCCAGTAGTTCCACTACCCATGCAATTATCTAATACAGTTTCACCCTCATTAGAATATGTTCTAATTAGATATTCCATAAGTGCAATAGGTTTTTGTGTTGGATGGAAACTGTCTTTATCTAAACCAAACTCAATAATCTCAGATGGATAGTTTGTATATTTTTGTTCATATTCAGTTTCATGAAGTAGTTTATTTCCTTTACCCATGTGTTCTACATTATGAAGAAACTTACCCAATCTTTTTGCATTATTCTTTTTAACAATCTTTTTTTCGATAAGACCTTGTGGATTATAAGTCATACCATTACCAGATTTAAATGATGCACCACTAGCACCAGCAGGGGAAAACACAACCACATCTTCTGTTTGTTTCATGGGTCTATGATTTGCAAGTAAAAATCCAGTAGTCTTTTTCTTTTTCCATATCCATTCGTATTTAAACCAATCAATATTACTCATTATCAATTGACTAGTAAAAGGTTGGTCTGAAGTTAAAACTACTGCACCTTTAGGTTTTAATATTCTTTTGTATTCTGACCATAGTTTATCTAAAGGAATAACAGTATCCCATTTTAATAATCTATCACCACCAGTTCTATCTGTAGTTCCATATGGTAAATCACACAATATTAAATCTACTGAAGATTCATCAATACCACTCATTACTTCTAAACATTCACCATTATAAAGTTTTATATCACTCATACTTAGAAAACACCCCACATATCAATTCAACATATTTATCCAATTCTTTTTGACTATATCCATTATCAAAATAATTATACTTGTTGGTTCTACGAGGATGACCAGATAAATTTATATCATAAATTCTATCTCCATAACCATGTATATATTCTGAAGTAGATTCTGTTATTGGTGTAACATCTCTCGCAAGAGAGGTAAACAAAAAAATAACATCTTTACTCAGATGTTTATTTACATGGGGTAAACGCATGATGGTGTTGACTACAGCTCTTTTTAAGGTATAAAAAGGTTTATCTATCCACGCTCTGTTTTCTTCTATGATGACAACCTTATCATCTATCCAAATATGATTATCCATTCTTTGGTCATCATGTAATCTATCATCATCTTTAAAATAATCTCCATTAACTTTAGACCTATCTTGTAAATTGTAAACAGATAGTGATTTGTTAATTATCTTATGTGTTATTGACTCAAAACCTTCATTATCACCATCACCACTTGTATAATTTTTAAGTGGTTTACCTTGACCACTAGGTGCGTTATCAAACCAATCACCTACTAACTTATTTGCATAAGTTTTTACCTCATCAATTTTGTCCATAATAATCTCTTAGTTATTAAATATAGAATCACTATATCATGTTTTCAGAACAAAGTCAAGTCATAAAATCAAAAAGTGGTGCAGTTTTTTTAATTCTTGCTTCTGCAATATCATAATATTCTGGTTCTTTTTCTATACCTATAAAATCGAAACCCTCATCTTTTGCAGCCATACCAGTTGAACCACTTCCCATGAATGGGTCAAGAACTGTTCCACCTTTTGGTGTTACAAGTCTACAAAGATATTTCATCAGTTCAATTGGTTTTACAGTTGGGTGTGTATTCTTTATTGCACCATTATGTCTTTCAGATTTAGAAGTCTTAGGACAATAGAAGTATCTAGATGCAGAACCCTCATCATCATATTCATGATTAACAAAAACCTCTTTACTATTATTTAATTTAGTTTGATTTTTTATGGTTGCAGTTCTTGGATTACCTTTTACACTTTTAGCATCTGGAAATATATCTCTCACAACATCACTACCATCATGCATCACATTTGCTGGAAATCTACCTCTTGGGTCTGCATCTGCAAAACTGTTTTGTTCATTATCCATACCAGAGTTTCCATCTGTCCAAACACCATCTTCATCTCTAGATTTACGAACTACCTTTTTTCTTTTAATGGGTCTATCTCTATCTTGTCCAAAACTTAATTTATCTAATCCACCCCTTGCAAGAGCTTCTTTTGCAACATCTCTGAATGATGGATTTGTTGGTGGTCTATTAACTTCACCCTCTATTCTACAATCATCAATATTGATTGCACCAGTTCCCCACTTTAATACATTATCTACGATAGACTTTTCTGATAATGGTTTCCTTGCAAGTACAATTGGTTCATGTGATGGTTTGAGTGCAGTTCCCCAACCCTCCCATTCATTCATTATTTCTCTATATTCATAATCACCTCTGTCTGTGTTAAGATGATTCCAACCACTCTTTTGTCCAATATCAGATGGTGTAACTTTGCGTGTACCAATCACATCTCCTTGAACACCATTCCTCTTATCTATTGCCTTACCAATATTCAAACTCTTTGGAAACCCAGAACCATATAACCACATAATTTGGTCACGAATTTCAAAACCAGCATCTTCTATTGCAACGGCCATTCTATGATAGTTTCTTGATGCAGAAAAAGCGATTAGATGTCCGCCTGGTTTGAGTAGTCCTAAACACAAACTCCAAGTCATGGGGTCAAATGCAATATCTCCACCATCCCACTCTTTACCCATGAAACCTACAGATTGTCTTTTAAACGCACCATCTTTATCTTTTGCTGGTGCAGAACCTTCTTTACCAAATCTTTCTACAATAGATGTAAGGTGGTATGGTGGGTCTGTAACAATTGCATCAACCATAATTTTTTGTCTTTGCAATTTTTTCATTTCTGTTCTACAACAACCATTAAGTAACAACATGACTAAAATTCCTATTCTTTTCAAATTTAATTGTATTCCTAAACTTATCAAATAACATATCTTGTTTATGTGATATTACAAAAACATTTTCACTATTGAATGTGTTTAGTATTTTTAGAAAATCATCTGTACCAGATGCATCAAGTGAACTATCAAATATTTCATCTAATATCAGTAGATTTGTATTTGTCGAGTTTTTCATCTTTGCAATCGCTCTCCAAGTAAATAAAAGTGCAAGGTCAATACGCATCTTCTCACCCTCAGAGAAGTTTGCATATGAGAACTCATCTCTAAATCTAGACTTGATAGTTTCATTAAAGTTCTCATCAAGATTAAAGTTACAAAAGAAATCCATACTTGACAAATAAGTGTTGACAAGTTTGTTCATAATTGGTAGATACTGTTTAACAATCTTAGTTTTGATACCAGTATCTTGTAAAAGATTTCTTGCAACATCATAATAAAACAATTCTTGTTTCAACTTTTTAGAGTTTGAATCTAAACTATACAACTTTTCTTTTAGTTTGTCAAGTCTTTTTATATCTTCTTTTCCAATTTCATTTTCAAGAATACTTGCAATCTCTGTTTCTAGTTTCGTATTGAACTTTTCTAGTTCTTGAATTGAACTACGATATTTTGCAATTTGTACCTCGTTAGTCTGTATCTCTTTCGCTGTCTTTTTATATTCTTGTAATGTTTTAGATACTTTATTAAACTCTTCTGTTAGTTTAGATAAACCCTCACTCAACTCTGTATTTGCACTTTGTCTAACACTAATAGATTTAGTTTTAAACTCTGTATCTATTTTTTGTTCACAAGTTGGACACTCATCATTTGATTCCAAAAACATAATCATTTGTTCATTACGTCTATGTTTATCTTTAAGAGTGAACTGATATCCTTTTAGTTTATCTCTTTTCTTAATTGTATCATCTTCTCCAGAGATAGATTCTAAAAGGGTCTGGTTCTTTTCTTGGAGGTCTTCTTCTTTGCGTTTATTAAATTGGATATCGTCATTATTTGCATCAACAATATTTGTCTTTTCAGATAATAAATTCTTTCGATTATTCTTGGTATCTTCAATATACTTCTCTTGTATCTCTATCTTACTATTTGTAAGGTCGGTAGCATAATTACTATCTGTAAGATTTGTATTCACTTCTTTTACCTTTGTTTTTAGAACAAGGTTCATCAAAGAGAATATCTTTATATCTAGGATATCTTCTACAACCTCTCTACGAGCTTTTGAGTTTAACTGCATAAAGGGTACAAAGGTAGAACTACCAAGAATAACAACTTGTGTAAATGAACGATAGTTGAATTTAAGTATTTGTTGTTCTAAATGTTTCTGGTAATCTTTCGCATTTGCATTTTGATTAATCATTACATCATCAACATATATTTCAAATATGTTGGGTTTGATACCACGAATAATCTTTACCTTTTTATTCTGTGTAGTAAATTCTATCTCAACAACTGCCTCTCTCTGATTGATAGAGTTTAGTAGTTGTGACTTACTAATTTGTCTGAAGGGTTTATTAAACAATACAAAACATAATGCGTCTAATATTGTTGATTTACCAGCACCATTCTCACCAATAATAAGTGTTGATGGATTCTGGTCAAGTTGAATTTCAGTAAAAGCGTTCCCAGTAGAGAGAAAGTTCTTCCACCTCACAGTAGTAAATGTAACCAAGTTTATAACTCCAAATCACAGGCTTCAAGATAAAGTGTCTTCATAGTGTTTTTAAGACGTTTCTTATCTAAGTCCACATCAAGTTCATCAATATATTTTTCCAAGAGTGTAGTCGTATCTTGGGTGTTCTCTACGATATCATCAGACACATTCTCTGCATTTAAATCAGAAAAGTCTTCAATAATCTTTACCTCATGAGTTTGTTCTTGTAACAACCTATCGGTAAACATATCAAACTGATATAAATCTTTTTTATTGACTACAACTAGTTTTACGAATTTATCTTTATATTGTGAAACATCTTCTTTAGAGTAATCTTTATTGGTATCATCATAATATATCTTTTGATATATCGAATATGGGTTTATAATTCTCTCTAATGATTTGTCTACTGTATCAAAGATATGAAAACCTTTAGGACAATTATCGTCACTCCAAGTTATTTGATATGGAGCACCAAGATAATAAACTTGTCCATCATCTGACTTTTTGTGAAAGTGTCCAGAGAAAACAGTATCAAACTTTTTGAATATTTCTTTAGGGTGTCCGTTCTCAGAGAAGTGTCCTTTGTGCATCTCAAAACCATTTATTTCTAAATGACCCATACAAATCTCTGCATCAGTTCCTTGAATACCTTTTATAGTAGAACCAT